CAAATGAAAGATTTTTAAAAGCAGAAAATCAAGCAAATATTATTCAGGTAGCGTGTAATACTATTGAAGCAAAGAGATCAGCAATTAAGTATGAAGTAGAGTTATTTTTAGCAGGGTATTATAGCGATCTGAAAATTCCAAAAGAATTTAAGGAAGAGTCAAAAAAGAAAGTTGGTAATGAAACAAGGAAGCGAATGAAAACAAGAAAGAAAAAGGAGGCTTAAAAGTATGAGTAAAACAAGTAGAAAAAAAAGAGAAGAGCAAAGAGAGAAGATGCGGAAACGCCAGTCAAGAGATAGAACTTCTTCAGGCGGTTCAGGTAAGAACTGGTATGTTTTGTCAGAAGATATGGAGGAGTGGAAGCCAAAGAAAGGTGATCATGTAATAAATTTTATTGAGTTTGAAGCAGGAGAATTAGATCCGGGAACAACGAAGTATAAGCAAGATTCGGAAATGGATGTTGGTGATTTAAATTATGTATTAGAAGTGTTGGTACATAAAAATGTAGGAGCAAACAAAGATAGCTTTACTTGTTTGAGACAGTATGGGAAACCATGTCCAATTTGTGAGCATCAAGATTCATTATGGGATGAAGATAGAGATAAAGCAATTTCATTATATCCGAAATCAAGATGCATCTATAATGTATGGAGTATTTATCCAGAAGAAGAGAAAGATGAAGGAGTAAAGATTTGGGAAGTAGCGGCATTTTATGTAGAAGATAATCTTGATGCATTAATAAAAAAGCCAATGAGGAAGCCACCAGAAGGAGTAGATCCAAATCCAGTTATTGCAGATTCTTCTATGGAGTTTGGTAGAGAGATTAGTTTTACTATTGGAAGTGAAACAAAAACCATTAATGATAAATCGGTTACACTTCCAGCTTATACTGCCTATTCATTAGATGCAAGGGATGAAGATATACCAGAAGAAATATTGGAACAGGCTATTAATGAACCAGATCAGTTTATAGTATTAGCATCTTATGAAGAGATTTACGCTGCGCATTGGGGAGAAGAAATGGAGAGTAGTACTGGCGTTGAAGATGAAGATGATATAGATGATACTGTAATGGAAGATGAAAAAGAAGAAGTGGATAAAAAAGAAGAAGTAAAAGATCAAGATTGTCCAGAAGATTTAATTTTTGGCGAAGATTATGATGATTATGAATGTTGTGATGATTGTAATATAAATGAAGCATGTAAAGCTAAGAAAGAAGGATCGGGTGGAGAAGTAGAAGAAGCAGAACCGTTTACTGATTGTCCGCATGATTATGTATTTGGAGAGGATAATAGTGATGAAGATGAATGCGAAGATTGTGATGGGTTTGAAGATTGTGCAGTAGAATGGAGAAGGTTAAAAGAAGAAGCAGAAAAGAAAGCAGAGAAGGAAGAAAAAAAGAAAGCAGAGAAGAAAAAGAAAGTTGAGAAAATTGTAAAAAAAGATAAACCTAAAAAAATAATTAAGAAAAAGAAGAAGTAATATGGTAAAGTTAAAAAAGATTCAAAAGAAGAAAAAGAAAACAACAGAAGAGATTGCTCAGGAAGTAGAGAGTGAGCTTGAGCAATCTCAAGTTCCAGAAAGAAAAAAATCTGTAAGTTTTAACAAGGTTATTTCTACTGGAAGTACTTTGTTGGATTTAGCAATAAGTGGTAAGAAGATTCGTGGTGGTGGTATCCCCGGTGGTATAATGGCTGAAATATTTGGGCCTGAATCTTCTGGTAAAACAGGAGTACTTTCTGAAGTTTCTGCTTCTGCTCAATCAAAAGGTGGTGATGCAAAATTTCTTGATCCAGAAGCAAGACTGGACAAAGAGTACGCAACTATTTATGGCTTGAGCTTATCTGATAAGGGAGAAGATTATGATAGGCCGGATACAGTAAAGCAGATGTTTGATATAATATGGAATTGGGAACCAAAGAATGAAAGTAAAGATATTATAAATGTTATATCTGCTGATTCTCTTGCAGCTTTATCTACTGAAATGGAAATGGAAGATGAAGACAAAATGGGGATGAAAAGAGCAAAAGACTTTTCAGAAGGATTAAGAAAAAGCTGTAGGATGTTAGCGAATAAAAACTGGCTGTTGTTTTGTTCGAATCAATTGAGAGAAAGTACTAAGGGTGGTGCTGATTCACCGGGTGGTAAGGCGATAAAGTTTTATGCTTCTTTGAGAATTAAGATTGTTCCTAATTTTAAGAATGGTAAAATAACAAAAGAGAAAACATTAAAGAGTAAAGTAAAAGTAAAGCATATAGCAGGGATAAATTGTACTTGTAAAATTGTTAAATCTTCTATTGATAATCCATTTCGAGAAGCGCCAATTAGTATAGTATTTAATTATGGCATAGATGATGTGAGAGCAAATCTTCAATGGTATAAAGAGATGACCGGAAGTAGTTCTTTTTATGGTGGGGATTTGAAAACCATTGATAAAGCAATTCAGCATATAGAAGATAATGATTTAGAGAATGAATTAAAAGAAAAAGTGATTGATTTGTGGGAAGAGATTGAAGATCAGTTTACTATTAAACGGAAGAAGAAAAAAAGATAAATGCTAATAATTGATTCAAATTATCTTTGCTGGAGAAGTTATTATACTACTGGTGAGCTTTCATATAAGGAAGTTAAAACCGGAGTGATTTTTACTTTTCTAAATCAGGTATTGAATCTTGCAAAGAAATTTAAAACTTCTGATTTTGTATTTTGTTGGGATTCTAAAAAATCATACCGTAAAATTTTATACCCGGAGTATAAAGCAAATAGAAAAAAAAGTGATTTAACCCAAGCAGAAAAGGAGAATCTTGATAACGCTTACAGACAGTTTGATTTATTAAGAAAGGAAGTACTTTCTGATTTAGGGTTTTCAAATGTTTTTCATGTTACAGGATTTGAAGGTGACGATCTAATAGCTAAAGTAATAAAAGACGTAGGGTTAAAGCCAGATATAATTGTAGTAAGTTCTGATAATGATTTATTCCAGTTGTTAAATTTCGGAAAGCAAGTATCATTATATGAGTTAAAGAAAAAAGAGTTGATGGGATTTGATGATTTTATAAAGAAGTATAATTTTGCGCCTTCATTATATGCAGAAGCAAAAGCTATTGGTGGTTGTAATGGAGATAACGTAAAGGGAGTACAAGGCGTTGGAGATCCTAAATCAGAAACTTCAAAAGCGATTACTTTTTTGAATAATCAATTAAGTGCAGGAAAAATAAAAGATAGAATATTATCAAAAGAAGGCCAAGAGATTATAGAAAGAAATAGAGTGTTGGTTAAGCTACCATTTGAGGTTGGAAGTTGGAAGTTACCGGAGTTTGAGATACAAGAAAATAATTTCAGTAAAGAGAAATTTGTAGAGGTATTTGGCAGATATGATTTTAGAAGTTTTTTAAAACGGTTGGACCAATGGAAGGTATTTTATAAATGAAAGAAGAAACAGGATTTGAATTAGACAATAAGTCAAATTTATCTGAATATGAAAAGCAGAGAAATAAAATGATTCCATTTGCAGTAAAGTATGCTAATAAATCGTATGGAAAAACTAATGGGAAATATGAGAATGATCTTATTTGGCAGAACAAATGGAATATTTGTTTTTTAAAAAAGATGGATAAATTATGTGAAGAAAATAAAATAGTAGGGTATATAAGGAAAAGTAAATGAAGAAGAAACCAATAAGTATTTCAAGCAGAAAAGCCAAAGGAAGGAATTTTCAAGGCTGGATTGCAAAGCAGATTTCAAGAGTTACTGGAATAAAAGAAGGCAAAGATGAGTTGATTGAAAAACGTGAGATGGGTCAAGCAGGGACGGATGTGAAGCTTTATGGAATTGCTAAGGAGAAGTATCCATTTTCAGTAGAAGCCAAAAAGCAGGAAAACATATCTATTCCAGCTTGGGTAAAACAAGCAAAAGAAAATAAGTTAGAAGGAACAGATTGGCAATTATTTTTTACAAAGAATCATTATGATAAATTAGTAATTATGGATGCTGAAGTATGGTTTGATATTTGGGAGCAGTA